ACTAATTGTTCCATTTAGTACTTATCAAATACCAGAAATATAATAGACGAAACTATAGATACATGTGTGAGATATGGTGCTCAAATCTCAAGTACAAGGCTTAGATTCCTAAACGCAACGTTTCCAATAGGAAAATATTGAAATTTTATAGCTATTGTTGATAGTAATTATTTTATACAATTTTAAATTATTAAAATTCAGTTATGTAAATTTTATTACTTTTTAATAAATTAGTTAAATAAATTAAATCTTATTCTGCTTCTAGCATATTTTATTCATAATATAAAGAACCTGCAAATATTGCCAAGTTTATATCATAATAATTTTTTGGAAAATCTAAATTCATTTATTTAATTTATTATTCAGTTAAATTCATTCTACCTATCACTGATAAATAACTCATTTTTCTTGCCCAATAATTATCGTAACTCAATTCATGAACTCCATTAGTTAATTCATATCTCCAACCTAGTCTTTTAAAATTAGGAACGAATTAAGTTTAATTCCCATTGATCACTACAAAATATTAACAAAACATTCCAACCTATTTTTTAATATTATATTTGTTTATTATATTCATGTATATTTTAGATAAATTTTCAAATTTTTTAAAGTCAACTCCATTTTAACAAGCTATTAAAATATCATCTCCCAACATGACTACAAATTTAATGTATTTTTAGTTGAATTGTATTAAATCCATTTAACAAAACATTTAAATTATAACATTTCCAAAAGCAGTACTCCATATACCTGTCAATCTTTAATTTTCTAATTATCCTTTAAATCCTTTTCCTTTATATCTCCATCTTCTTTAAGTTTCTCTCATTATATCTAACATGCCTTCTTCTGCTCCTATATACTATCTTATAGCAAATTCACAATCAATAACATATTCATTTTATTATCTATCAAACTTTTCTGCATCTGCTTCAATTAAAAAAATCGATGTTTTCAAATTGACTAATAAAATCATTTATCTCTTTTGGTGTCAAACCATCTGTATAATTAAATTTATTTTTTTTAATAATTTTTTCTTTTGATCTTTCTTATAATTAAATGGTTTCGAGTAATAATTAATTTATTTTCTTTTATTCTTATTCTTAAATGAAATTTCCTCTTGCGATTGATTATTTTTAGTTTCTTCTAGTAATTTGTCTCTTAATGTAATTTCTTCCTGTTTTTAGAGATTTCGATTCATTTCAAGAGTCTGCACGTCAGCATCGACTTCAACCACTAATTTATCAAATCTCAGTTCATCCGCATCTTTGTCCACTTGACATTTCCACTTTCCAATGTCTAACTGGTTGAATTTCAACTCGCTCTCCAAAACTTC